TTTGAGATAATTGACGATTGACAGCGAATTGAGAAGCATTTTCCATATGCATAAGTTTGATTGCCATCATCTCCATATTTGAAAGTCGGTCAATTTCAGTTCCATTGAGAGAAAGAATACTTACCTTTTGAAGAAGAGAATAAACTCCAGAGTGATTGAAATAAATTTGGTCTCCATTAGAATTAGATATTTCGAAATCGCAGACTCGAATTTTACTTGCGACAATGTTCATTTTGGGGATAGTGAAAACACAACGTTGTGCGTTAAACGATTGGGGGTCATACATTAAAGTCCTAATTTCTGACATGATTAAATATATATTTATTTATAGTATTTATTTATAGTATTATATATATTACTAATATTTATTTATTACATTATAATTATAAAAGATAAAAATTAAAAACAATTACTTGATTTCTACTTGCAGAGCCAAAACAATTAATTAAAAACAATTACCTGAAAGGCAAGGGAGTTTGAGGGGCTGAAGCCCTCACAATTATAAAGATAAATAACCATTTGTATAAATAAAACAATCAATAGGATTAGATGAAGGATTAAATTTAGTATTGTCATCAATAGTTAATGCTACTTGGAGTTTATCATTAATACTTGAAGAAAAGGCTGAACCAATACCGAAACAACCATTTTCAGAATAAAATCTATTCATGATACTATTTTTTTCACCACGAGGTAATCCCCAAATTGCGTTTCCACTTGAAGAAAGAGACTTGTAATAATTAAGAGCAATGTCTTGATAAGCAGGAGTTGTTATAGCGTAACTGAGAGGAGCATCTATACCATTTACTAGAAACTCGCAGCGGCTGATGTCTGGAATGTATTCACAAAGCATATTATTATTGTAAAGAGATTTAACTGAAGATTGATGCATAAAAGACATTGATAAAGCATCATAGGCTACACTGCTGACTACTTGGATATTATTTGAAAGACCAGTGACAGTTTGAATCATATTAGATACAGTGTTTAATACAACGGGTTCATTACTTGGAATTTCCATGGTTTCCATCCACGAGAGTTGAAGGTCAGTAAGTTCATAAGAAAGAGAACTAATATCAGGATTAACATCACCAGATATATACATAGCTTCAACAGCACTACCAAGTTGGAACATTACTTGTATTTCTTGGAATTTAGATTGTGCGAGGTCAGCACTTGATTTATTAACACATATTTGAGGTTTCATACTAAAAGCAATACCTTTATTAATATTATCACCATTTAAGAGATAAGTATTTAAAGCACCTTTGAGTTCAGGAGCATTAAGAGAGTTAGTGATTAAACTTTCAGGAGAAAAATCGTGTTGAGTAACCATTGACACATAGCGAGGATAGTTTTGGAGTGATTCAACAGTTCTGTTATTGATAGTTGAGTTGGTATTTCTAAAAAAAGAATGAACTCCAGTAAATTGGTCTAACATAATTCCTTCAGTGCCATCAATAGCACTTGGAACTCCAGCAGGGGAGTTTTTATATAATTTCAAATAACCATTGACACGAAGAGAACCTGCTTTACATTGACGACCAGTTGGCATCTTCATTAAAAACGTAATAACGTCAAATTCACCATACTTTTGCTTGATGTTGGTAGGTTGTGCTGAATTATAAAACGACATGTTAAATATAAAAAATTATTCTATTATTATATTATATATATATATATTAAAATATTATTATATAGTAATATTAAATTATCTTTTAAAAAAACTTTTATAATTAGTATTTGGTCGCATAACTCTATTTGGATTTAGATTTTGAGGTGGTGTAGGTTGTTGAACCACATCACCTTGAGATTGTTGTGTTTTTACTTGTGATAAGACCTCCTCCTTTGACTCTTCAATTTTTTTTGATTCTTCCAGTTGAATTTTCTCTTCTGCTTTCTTCCTTGCTTTTTCTAATTTTAATTCTTTCATTTGATTTATCGAATTATTAATACCACTTATTGATTCTTTTAATTCATCAAATTTACTATTATAATGTTTTTCAAATAAATCATTATTAGGTTGAACTGGTTGTGGTGGTGGTGCTTGGACTTGAGGTTGGGCTTTTGCTTTTGGTTCTACTGCTACTACTGGTTCTGCTTTTAATTCAGCCTTTTTAGCATTTCTCTTCTCTATAGACTTGGCTCTCATAAGAGCCAGTTTTTCAAGCATGAGTTCTCTCTGCTCGGGCGTTTGTTCTGCTTTTTTACGGGGTTTTTTGGCTTTTGGTGCCTGATTGATAAGTTGTGCTAAATCCTCAATAGTTAAATTTGACATTTTGGTTCCTATTATTATATAGAAAGATAAAAAATAAACAAGTTAAAACAAAAATAAACAACTAATTCTTTAAAAATGGGTATATATAAATTAAAATTAACCCATAGTAGTTTTTAAGGCTTCACGTTCAGCCTTTTTTTTTTGATTATATAATTTCTTTTGCACTGCAATCTTTTGCTTATTATCATCATAATACTTTTTACTATATTCAGCAATCTTTTCTTTGTTATATTCACGATACTTTTTATCTTTTTCAGCAATCTTTTCCTTATTATCAGCATAATATGTTTTTTTATTTTCACTAATATTGGACTTATTATCTTTACACCATTCTTTTCGATAGTTAGTAATCTTTTGACGATTATCATCAAAATATTCTTTTTGTGTTCTACCAGCAATCCTTTTATTAACACAATTATCAGTAATCCTCATTATTTCACCTTCACGACGTTCTAATTCATTTTTATTATTACAATTAACATTCTCAATTAACTCAATATAACAATCATCAATACCATGTTCTAATACTTTAAATGATGATACATATGCTAAATTATTATTATTTAACCATTTATTATAATCACGTTTATGTGAATATAATCGTTTAGACAATGGTTGAGTAGTTGAACCCACATAACACCCAACTGTGGCGTGTGAGCGAATACAATAAACTTTCCCTTCTTCGTAATTAGGCATTTTAAATAATCGCTTTTTATCGCTTTTATATATTTATATATTACTATTTCTTTAAATTGAAAAAATATATAAATTAAAATTAACTGAAAAATCTTTTTTTCATATCCGCTACTGACCCTGAAATAGTTTTCTTGTTCCACAAAACCCAGCGACTGAAAAAACCAGGTGTATTTGCTCCACTTTTACCCCAGTTTTCACGTTTTTCGTGTCTTGATATATATGATTTTTTACGTTCTTCATCTTTATGAGTGGGATAATCACTATAACCAGTGGCACCAAATTTCACTACATTATTACGTTTTGTAGTTTCATTATAAATAGTGGCTTCATATTTATGTGTTCCATCTTTTGATGGTTTTAATGATATAAATTTATACATATTGATTACTATAATATTAAAAGATATAAAAAAGTTAATTAATTATGCTTAAAGTGTTTTAAACATATATTTGAATAAATAGACTGGACCAGGAACAATATTTTTGTCATGAGTAGCATCACCATAAGCAGCGAACTGAAGAGTGTATCCAGATAATGGGTTAAGGTATTGAGATTCGGCATCACTTGCGGAATAAATCTTGAGGGGAAAGACAACAGGTGGTTCAGCACTGCGACCAACACCATTAATACCACTTAAACTTGCTACACTAATTACATCGTTATTCATTACATCTAAAAATTTATCCAAGTGAAGACTTGAAGGATATTTAGAAGTATTGGATTGAATAATAATATTACGATTAGTATTATCAATGTTATTAACAGACCATCTGTATTGTTGAATGTTTCTAGAATGAGATACTAAAGATACACCTGGGAGGGGAGCACATAACACTGCTGAATAACAGTTGGGTTCAGATATAATAAACTGGCGATTGTAAGATTCTAAAGCATTTTCAATAGTTACTGCTTCAACTTTAACAGTGCTGTAAATACTTGCTGGAGGCATATTATCTTTTTCACTTTGAATTAAAACTAATTCTGCTTTGGTGATTTCCCAATTAGGGTTTTTATATGAGTTATGAGTTTTATTATTATGAACCCAATTGACAAGACCATCTCCAACAAGTGGTTTAACACAAACAAATGATTGACCTACAACAGGTGCTATATTATCATTACCTGCGGCAACCCATTCGGCTTGAGTAGTGGTTCCTACATCAGTAATAATATAAGATTGACCTACAACCATTTCACTACCTGGTTGAGTAGCATTAGGAGTTTTGGCATTCCATATATGAAGTTTAAAACTGGTAGCAGGAGTAATAACACCAAGACCAGGAACAACAGCACCAACTCCACCAGGAACAACCATTGCTGAATTTTGAAGACTATTATTATTTTCTAAACCAAGATTTGAGAATTCAACATCAAAAAGTTGTGTAGTAGCATTATAAACGGCTTTCTCAATAACAGCAACACCTCCTTGATTAGGTAAGCGAACACTTTGATTAGAATAAAGACGACGAAGAGAAGGTATATCGGCATTTTCATAAATATCAGGATATATAGAAACATCATCATTAACTGATTGGTCTATAGCTATACAAACCATAGAACTTGTTCCAGATAAATGTTTAATAGAACCAGCAGTAATTTGAGCTACTGTTCCAGCAGATAAAAGACCACCTTTTTGTAAATTTTGTATAGTGCTTAAAGGCATAGCAATTGTAGATGTTTTTTGAAATGCTTCCCAACCATCAGCAGTTGTATTAAGATTAATATCAAGACCATCAGATACTAATTCAAAATGACTAAATGTGACTTTAGCGTGTTGTAAATGAGTGCCTGTAAAATCAGGTATAGTATATGAACTCTCAAGTTTAAGTTGAGGACCAAGAGGTAATGCTTGACCTACAACTGTATCAATAGTTGTCATATGTTGAAAAAATCTATCAACTTTATTAGGTTGAGAAATTTTAAACATAACTCTAATAGTTTTAGCATTAACCATTCCAAGTTCAGCCATTTGTGCAACAGTCCATTCAAGAGAACTTTTAAATTGAATAGTATCTGAAGATTGACCTGCTTTTTCAATCATTTTACCATTGGCATCAACTTGGTAACACACACCACCTGTGGGACCTGCTGCTAATGCTTTAAATTGTTGTCCTACAGATTGAGAACCAGCAACAAAAACAGTTCCACCAGCAACAGTAACCGCAAGAGCAATAAAAACATCACCAACATCAGGGACAGCGAGAGTAGAACAATGACCGTCACTTGTGGGAAGTTGTGCTGTAGCAATAAAAATATCAGTTATAGCAGGAGCATTTAAAGTATTAACAACACCATCGGTTCCAGCAACTGCCGCACCACCAACAAAAAAATTGCCATTAACGGGAGCAATAAGAGTTTGACAGACACCATCAGAATTAGCGACAAGAGCAGCACATTTAAAAACACTACCAACAACAGGTAAAACAGTTCCTTCCCAACCAGCAGTGTTCCAATCACCAATAGTTAGTGTGCCTAAATTAGTAATTTGATAATAAGCATCAGGGACTAAATTAGTAGTTGCTACATTATCACCAGCAGGATTAGTATAACCAATTGAAGCCCATTGAAGAATATTTGTATTAGTTCCAACATCAGTAATTTGATAAGATTTACCATTGTCTATAGCAGTAGTAGAAACATTATCATTGGCACTTTTGATTAAACCTAAATTAGCCCATCCAATAGTAGATAAAGTTCCTAATTGAGTTACAATATAACCATTACCTACTTGTAAAGCATCGGTGACAACATCATCGCCAGAATTTTTATAAGCACCTGCGGTAATCCAATTAGCAACTGTTAATGTTCCTACGTTTTTAACTGTATATTCAGTTCCTACTTGTAAATTAGCAGTATCAACATCGGGACCATCAGCAGATGGGGGTGCACCCATAGCAGTCCAATCAGCAACAGTTAATGTAGGATTGTTAAGATTTTGTATTTGGTAATAATTATCTTTAACTAAAGCGGCAGTATCAACTGTGGCAGAAGGTATAAAGTATTCAACATAATCATTAGCATTGTATTTGAAGAATTCAGGTTTAACAATAAATCCATTAGAACTTGCTAATTGATTAGCAGAATTACTGTAAAGATTTTGATTAGTAGCACGAATACATTTAGGGTTAGTTTCATAATCAGAAATAAAACCAATAGAATTTCCAAGAGTAGCGGGAGGGACAGCAATAAAATCAGAAGCAACACGTTGTTGGATTAAACTGTGAGTATCTTCAAGCTCGAATTCAGCCATTAAACCACCAGTCATACTTAAATGAAAATTGTTAGTTTTACACACACCAAAAATTTCTGACAGTTTAATATTGACTTGGACTGATTGATCGGCAAGAGAAAGTTCAGCACCGAAATAAGAACCAACACCAGCACCAACAGATGACATCATAAGAGAACCAGTAGAAGCCATAGTCATTAAACTTTCAGAAGATAAACTTTCAAAATCTTTGGCAAAATTATTAAGAGTTTGAGTTATGACGTTACAATAATTAACTTCTTCAAGGAGGGTCATCTCACCCATCATACTAAATAAACGGGCAGTCTTGATTAAACAAGCAGGGCTGTAGGCTTCACCAAGGGAACTACCAAAACTAAACATGACTTTAGATTTATCAAGGTTGAGAATTTCTTCTGCTGTGTATGCTTTACCAGTAAGACCATTAACAATATACAGCTTAAAAGCAAGATAAGATTCACTCATATCAGTAGACATATCATCGGCACTAATTTGGAAACGCATACGATTATAACTGTCTTTATATACAGCATTCTCAAGGGAGCGGATTTTTTGAACTTTAAGAGACATGATTAATTAATAAATTATAGTATTATATATATTACTAATATTATTATTATAAAAGATATTAAAATAAAAAACTAAATAAAAAATTAAAATTAATATTAAACTTTTTCACATAAATGTTTTGGCGACGCTTTTACAAAAGTGTCATTTATTCTACATATAAATTAAAACTGGCTGTGCTGAAATTAACTGGTATTTGACTATCAACGTTGTATAATCTAAATTGTAATGAAGAAATACTCATTGGTTCTTTATTTTCAATATCTAAAAAGATTAATTGTTTTGATTCACTGAAAAATATTGATTCATCAGGTTGTAATCTTTGTATAATGAAATAGGCTAATGTATTCTTTTTACCACTTATACGTTGTTTATAATATACTTGACTTGTATTAGTAGAGGCACTTGTTCCAGATGAACCAACATAAGTTGATAGGTCAAGATTTAATACATCTAATGCTATATCATAATAATTTTGAAAGTCTATACCAGCATTAGCATTTCTCACAAAAATAGTAGTATCACTAACATTACCTTGAATAATATTTGTATTGAAACCTAAAGAGTTTATTAATAAAGGAGCACTGTTAAAATCTAATTGAATAATTCTATTTGGAGTTCCTGCTTCAAGATTTTCTTTTGATAAATATATTAAATTTTGTTCTGGTTCTGTATTATATACTACACCATTATCATTAACAACAACGTTAGGTTGTATAAATGCTCTCCAGTTGAGAAATTGATGTGCTTTATCAATTATTTCATGAGTAGATGTTCCAGAAATACCATGACAGTAACTTGTATTAAAATCAAATCCTGTATATACTCCAACTGCTGATAATTCTTCAAATGCTGATGTGCCAGTTTCTTGACGTCCTATTCTAAAATTACCTGTGGTGCTGTCAGTATAAAACCATAATTTAAGACTGTCTTTATTAACAATTTTACTTTTATCAAGTTCTGCTCCAAGTTCGCCATTATTTAATATATAGATTTTGTTATTACGAACAGCAATACCATATAAAATAGTAGGAGTAGAACTAATACCAGGATTAAGACATAAACCAATATCAACAGGGTCAATCACACCATTTTCTTCACGTATTTTACAATTAATAGAAGTATTAAAACAACCGTTAATTATAGGTAAATTTGTGTAAGCATAAAAAGCACCTAATTTATTCGCTACTAATCCAAAAGTTGTTGCTTGACTTGATTGACTCATATTGTCTTCTGTTATTTGGTTATTGTTAAGAGTTGGAGCAAATCCTTTATCACCAGCACCAAAAGCAGATTGAAGAACATGTAGGCTTAATTTATAACTATTTTTAACGTGTTTGCCTAACCATTTGAAACTTAAACCATAATCAGTTTCTTTAGATGTAACAGCATTAGATTGAAGAGGAGTGCCATTTAATATTCCATTACACAAATTATTTAAAGTTAATAGTAAATCAGGAATACCTTTGTATTGAGGACTGGTAGAAGCATTATAAGTATATTTACCAGCAGGTAAAGTAATTTGACGTGGAGCTACACTTCTTTCACCTTGAAGTTGAGTTGTAATATCAATTGTTTGGTCTGCTGTTAAATTAATAACACCTTCTGGATTAGGAAGAATTTCAAGTGAAATCTTATCAAGAGCAATGCGACTATTTGCTCCAATATTAATAGATTCTTGGAAATTAATGTCAATTAAGCCATTATTATCAACAACGCTGTAATCTGTTACAAGGCATTTAAGTTGCTTCATTTTAAAATAATTTCTATAATATACTATATATATATATTAAAATATTATTATATATTATATAGTTATATATTAAATACTAAAATAAAAATGGAATCTAAAAATAACAATACTATTCAGTTATTAGCTTCTGGTGATGCTTTCATTGGTAAAAATGAAGTTGTTAATGGTTATTTAAATATTGTATGTAATTTATTTACTACAGAAGATTGTATTATAACATGCGAGCAATCTACAAATGGAAGTAATTATGAATTCGTTGATACTTTCGTTCATTCAATTGCTAATTTTGGAACTACAACACGCACACAATTTTTTGTTAAAGCATATTGGGTTAGAATTAAAGTAGAAAATGCTTCTTTTAATAATATTCCAAAAATTGTTTTGACTACATTATTTACTGCTTCAAATCAAGATTCTAGTCTAGAACAACCAGACACAGTTCAAGGTAGTGTAAATGTTATTAATAGTATGCTTGCTAATTATAATGATGGGACAAGTGATTTTCTAAAGCCTGTTGCTTGTGATGTTAATGGTGTTTTAAAAAGCAATCTTGTAGTTGAAGGAATTAGTCTTACACCTGCTACTGATGGTATTAAGATTTACGGATCAACCGCTCAAAACGGTGCTACTCCTTTATTAATCAATACTGATGATGCTGGGCGTATTAACGCAAATATGATGGGTTCTACATCAACAGGTATTAAAAACCTTATGAAAACAGAGCTGGACGGGACGTTAAACACCGTATCTACCACTGCTGATACTTTGATTACTTCATTGAATGCTTTAGTTACAGAGAATAAGGAATTACTCCGTAAAATTGAAGTTAATGCTAATCAATTACCTGATTCAACAATGCTTGCTGGTGTTGACCCAGCAGGGATAGAATTTGCCGCAGGTGATGTAATTGGAATGGTTGATATGGGTATTGCTGAAACCAGAAATAATGATGTTTGTTTTAGCGGTTATGTTTTGGTTGGAGCACCAGGTTCAGGCTTTGATAATCCTAAACTTATAATGCAATTTTCTTTAACAAGCAATGAATTTTTCGGCGACGGCGTCGAATGTAGTTTTTACAAGAAATCTGCTACTGAATGGGAGTTCAATTTTCAACGTAATAATGTAGGATTACGCTATGTAAGACTTTTATGCACTTCTCCTATTAAATTGACTATGTGTGTTGCTTCAATGTTTAAAAATTAATTACTAACCCTTTCAGGTAACTGTTTTTTGTTTTTATTAATTGTTTTTGGTTATGCTTGTTTGTAATTTTTTAATTAATTGTTTTTGTAAATTTAAATATATAATAATAGTATATAGTAATAGTATATTAAATAAAATGTCAGATTATACAGGTTCAAGTTTTATCCCAGCCCCAGTTGAAGATGAATTGACTCAATTAAAGGATGCGAACGCCGCAACACAAGCCGCATTAGACCAAGAGATTTATGACCGAGGTGCTGCCGATAATGAATTACAAAATCAAATTAATGATGCCGCCACTGCAGGGGCTTTATCCGCTGAAATAACCGCACGAATTGATGGAGACACCAATCTTGGTAATCTTATCACAAATAATACAAATAGTATTGGCACTATTAACGCAAATCTATCTCAAGAAATTACTAACCGAACAAATGCTGATAATGTATTACAAGCCGATATTGATAGTCGCGCCACACAAGCCGCTTTAACTGAAGAGACAACTATCAGAATTGATAGAGACAACAATCTTGGTATCCTTATATTAAATAACTTAAATGCTATCGCTGCGACTAATACAAATCTCGATCAAGAAATTACCAATAGAACAAATGCTGATAATGTATTACAAGCCGATATTGACACACGTGCTACAACAAACGCTTTAACTACTGAAACAAACGCCAGAATTGCGGGGGATAACACATTATCTAATTCAATTGCTACTAACACAACCGCTATTGCTACGACTAATACAAATCTCGGTCAAGAAATCACCGATAGACAATCCGCTGATAATAACCTACAAAATCAAATAAATGACCGAGCATTAACGCTTTCATTAAACAGCGAAATCACCGCAAGAACTGATGCCGATACTGCACTTGGTGTTAGAATTGACTTTGAGGCTAGTCAGCGGTCATATTACATTAGTAATTTACAGGGACAAATCAACGTTAATGAGACTGCTATCGCGACAGAACAATCGGCACGTCAAGCGGCGGACACAACCTTACAAGCGTCTATTACGACAAACGCAACAGCAATTGGGACTAAAGCAAATGATACAGACGTAGTCAAACTATTTAGTAATCAAAATATCGCTGGGGAAAAGTTTTTTACGAATGATACGAGAATCGGTGGTGATGTAATTTTACCAACCGATGAGGGGAAAATAGTTTTAGGGGCTAATACCGACAGAAAAATCTATTGGACTGCTGAAGGTTTAGGGACTAATCAAGCATTTCGAGCCACACGATACGATGTAGCAGGGGGGCAACAAATTGCTTCTAATAATTTAGCCGATGGTTCTACGCTAGTGAAATTACTTGACGGAACTGTTGCTATTGATGGCGATGTAAATTTAACTGCTGGTAAAGCCTACAAGATAAATGATGTAACTATACCTACTCATACTGATTTGGCGTTAAAAGCACCAATAGATAATGCCAGTTTAACAGGAAATACACAGATGACAAGATTGACTGTAAACCATAGCGACTCGGCAACCATCGGGTTAGATTTCAACAACACGAATAGTAATCAATATGCAGGTAAGTTTAATACCGTTGCTTATGGGTGGCGTATGTTTAACAACAACACAGGTATTCCAGGCAATACGACATTCGGCGTATTTACCAAAGGAACAGGGTCTCAATTAAATCCTTTACTTGTTAAAAATGACGGCAAACTTTACACGTTAGACCAAGAGGTAGATGGTGATGTAAATCTAACTGCTGGTAAAGCCTACAAGATAGATAATGTAAGCATTCCTACAAATGCAGATTTAGCATTAAAAGCACCAATCGATAATGCAAGTTTAACGGGAAATACACAGATGACAAGATTGACTGTAAATCATAGCGACTCGGCAAGCGTCGGTTTGGATTTCAATAATACGAATGTAAATCAGTATGCGGGGGCATTTAATACCGCTGCTTACGGTTGGAGATTTTTTAATGATAATACAGGACTTTCAGGAAATACGACATTTGGGGTTTTTACAAAAGGAACAGGTTCTCAATTAAATCCTTTGCTGGTTAAAAATGACGGCAAACTTTACACATTAGACCAAGAAGTAGATGGTGATGTGAATCTAACCACAGGGCATGAGTTTAAAATTAATGGTGTGCCTTTATCGAGTGGTGGAATGACCCCCGAACAAGAAGCACAACTTGCGTCCAATACGACACGAGTTGATAATATTTATAATGATACTGCGGTTGAATTAAACAATATTATTTTAACAAACTGGAGTCGTTTTGATTGTAGACTAAATAGATTGTTGAACGTTCAAGATGCTATGGACCCAGGACAAATTCCACAAGTCAAAATACAAAACTTATTAACTGACTTAGAATCTAAACGTGATATAACCAATAATTTATTTACTCAATTAAACTTGAACGGCACAACACAAAATATGACATCAGCGGGCGGAACTATTAATGCCACCGACTATTTTACTGAGTTTGATTTGACAGGATTAATCAATACCGACTTGGTGGTTGGAATCCAAGAAACAGATGTTTATCAACAAACCAAATGTATTTTTATTAAAACCGATGACCCTTCAAATACAAATGGTAATCTAATTATCCGTAGTAATTTTTTATTGACAGACCAAGATATTATTCTACGTAAGAAGGGTGATTGTGTATTTCTTCATGCCGACTGGGATAGTTCCAAATGGAAAGTGATGGGTATATTTTCAAACATCCAGCAGACTTTAACAACAACAGGTGATATTGTTTCTGGTTCTGATATTTTTTGTAGGCATCATTTGATTAGCACCGCGTCGGAATTCACCTTAATAGATGGATTTACTGGTATTAACTTACGCACGCCGACGAGCGGTTCTGTGCCTACCATAAGTATAGACGGACAAGAAGCATTTATGACAAAAGCAACAAATCAAACAATTAGCGGTGTGAAAACCTTTTCAAATGGAATTATAGCCGATTTAACTATTTCACAGACAGTTGGACTACAGTCGGCGTTAGATGAAAAGCAGATTCGTTATTTACCCTGCTTAATCGAGCATCATGAAAATAGTGGAGTTGATGGTGGGGCATCTTCGGCGACACAATGGAACGATATAGTTTTGAATACAATTGATAATACTTTGAGAACAGATTTTACAATCTTAAATAATCAAATAACTATTGCCTCAATTGGCACTTATGAAATATCATTTAGTATAGCTTCGTATTCTACAATAGGTTCAAAGGGTGAATTAATTGGTGTTACTGATACTGCAAAGGTTGTGCACGGCACGAGTTTTACAACAACGAATAGTTCGGGGGGTATGAGTAATGGAATGGGTGTTATAACAACTACACAGGCAAACGAATTATTTAAATTGCGATTGTATAGTGAAGGAGCAGGTTTATTAGGCAAAGCCGTTAGTAGCGGAAGCCCAGAAATATACGCCCAAGTGTTTATTAAAAGATTATCTTAATTGAAATAAAATGTTTGTATAATATAAATGACTAAAATGTATAAAAAAGAATTACCAAAAAAAGAACCTATGATGAAAGCAAATTTAAGTGAAGAAGAACTCAATAAATATCTTAAAAAAAAAGAGAAAAAAAAAAATAACCCAAGGGTATATTTGAAACACATAAAAAAAAAGATTAGTATATAGTATATAGTAAAATGAATTCATTAAAAATTTTAAAAGTGAAAGACCCTAAAGGAAAAATTAATCCATTAGATGCTAAATTACCTGAAAACCTACCACGTCATCCATTTACAAAATTTATTATAAGTCCTCCTAGAAGTGGAAAATCGGTTTTGATTGCCAATGAATTAGCAAATCCTGCTTTTTATAATTCACAAGAATACTGGGATACAGTTTATTATTGCTCGCCAACACAACAATTCGATAAAACGGCTATGAATTACTTGCCAAAATTAGAAAATGTTATACAGATAGACGACCACAATGACTTAATGAGAATTGATGTTTTATTAGAAAGTATTATGAAATCTCAAATGAAATTATTGACTGAAGATGACCCTGTAACAGGTAAGAAAAAAGAAATGGAACGTATATGTATTATATTTGATGATTGTTTAGGATATTTAACCAGTAATGAAGCACTCAGTTACTTTATTTGCAAATTTAGGCACTTCTCATGTTCTGTATATATTACAAGTCAATCATTTCGCAAAATACCAAAAGTTATTAGAAATTGTGCTGGTAATGTTATTTTTCATAAATTAGCAAATGAAAAAGAATTGATTGCTATTGATGAGGAGTTTGGATGTTGCTATAGCCCTGACTTTATTAATATGGCTAAAAAAATTACTAATACTAAATATAACTTTTGTTATTTAAATAATGAACAATTGAAAATGTATCAAAATTATGATACACTTATTCTTGATGCTGCTGAAAATCCTGTATAAATTTAATGTGTTTTTGTGTTCTAAAATGTCGTGGTTTTTTATCATATCTATATTTACCACCACATTCACAATTAAATTTTTCATTGAGTTTTACTTTATTTAAATCTTTATATTTTTTTTGATAATCCATATATTTTTCATGATTATCAATTTGATATTGTTTTTGTGATTCTAATTTTTCATCTCTATTTTCAATATAATGTTCGTTTCTTTGTATTTTAATCTCTTGTTTTTTATCAACTCTATATTCTTGTTGTGTTCTACCAACAATATTTTTATTAACTAATTCATTTTTATATTGACGTATCAATTCACCTTCTCTTTTTAATAATTCTTCTTTTGTATTACAAGGAAATGATTCAAGTAATTGAATAAAACAATCTCCTGCTTCTACAATAATTTTTGATGTTATGTTAAGATTTCTTTGATATGAATCAATATGTTTTTGTTTTCTCTTACATAATAATTGTGTAGTAGAACCAATGTAATATTTATCACAATTGGGACTTTTTAAAGTATAAATTTTACCGTTTTGATAATTAACCATTGCTAAAAATTGCTCTTTATTGCTCTTTACATATTATAAATATTATATCTTTAAATTGTTTTTTTTACATTTAATATATTATATAAGTATAGTATATATACAAATTCAAAATGTCAGGTGATATTTATGATGACAAAATGCGTCACGATAATTTCCAGGCTCGACAAGATGATATACAGAATAGCATACAAGCTTCAGCTGATAATTATACTAATGAATTAAATCAGTCTAAAATTGCTGATATTCAAAATAAAACTATTGGTAGTGAGTTAATGTTTAGTAGTATTCCTGCCACTTTTTCTAAAGGTATTGAGACATTTGATAGAGTTAAAGGTCTTTATAAAAAAATACAAGCATTACCTGAAAAAGTAAGTGGTATTGTTGATGATGCTAAAACAAAAGCAAGTTCTTTAATTGAAGATACTAAAGCAAAAGCAGGTGGATTACTAGAAGATGCTAAAGGTCAAGCAGGTGGATTACTTGAAGATGTTAAAGGTCAAGCAGGTGGTTTAGTTCAAGGTAAAGATATAGCAGGAACACCATCAGTAAGAGAAGTTCAATTTGATAATCCATTATATGAAGGTGAAGGTATAGCTAAACCTGCTATTACTGCTGAAACATTTGGAAATGTCAAAAATTATTTAGGAGGTCAAGTAGGCGATTTAGGAGATAGAGTAAGTGTATTACCAAATATGGAAACAAGTGTAGGTAGTTTAAAACAAGCAATACCTAAACCAGTAGCAATTGATGATGCTTTAAGTGGTGCTAAAGCGGCAGTTAGTGATACTATTAGTGGTGCTGGTGATGCTGTTAGTGATATTTCAGGTAGGGCTACTGATGCTGTTAGTGATATAGCAGGAAAAGCAGGTGATGCTGTTAGTGATATAGCAGGTAAAGCAGGTGATATTGCTACTGGTTTAGTTAGTGGTGGAACTGATATTGCTGAAACCGCTGCATCTGCATTAGCCGAAGCGGCTGTTCCAATTGTGGGTGATGTGTTGGCTGTGGGTTCATTATTTGCTGGTGCTTATGAAGGTATAAAAGATTTAGTGGATAAACCAAGTGCTCCAGCACCACCTACAATAAATCTTGCTCCAGGGGGTGTAAATCAAGCCGGAATTTAATATCTATGTATATTATAAATGTCTGTTGAATTAATTGCTATTAGTGCTTTTGTTGTGGCTATATTAGGTGGTTTATCCCAATGTATTCAAAAAATTAACCTCAAAAAATGTCATGTATGTTGTATTGACTCTGATTGTAGAGACCAAGAAAAAATTACAGATATTCAAATAAAAGAATTAAGTGAAAAGATTGAAAAAAATCAAAAAAAGATTTGTAAAAATAAAAATAAATTAGATTCACTAAAACATAAACGTAGATTAAGTAATATACCAGAAACTCCAGATAGTTTAGAATCAATTAATAGTTTTGAGGAAGTTACAGAAATATAAATTTCTTTATTAATAGTAATAGAATGGATAATATAATAATTTGTAAAGAATGTGGAAGTCTTTTGAAACAAGATAAAAATCATAAAGTTTGTAGAGTATGTAATCTTAATTTACCATTAGAAGAATATAGAACAGGTCATCATAGGTGTAAATCCTGTGAATATGTTAAGTTTAATGAATGGAAAGATAAAAATATAGATAAATTTAGAGTTGGGGGTCAATATTACAAGTATCAAAAAAAAAATGTTGATAAAGAGTAGTAGAATGGGTTGCTGTTGTTTTTGCCATAATATTGTAAATTATACTTTACTGGATAGAAGTTATTTTTATGATTGTAAATACTATCACGTAAAAAATGTTTGTTTTGAATGTGATTTATTGTATAATCGTTTTTTTCAATTGAAAATAGCAGATGATAAAAAAATTAAAGATGATGAATTGGATTCTCAATTACAACCTTTTTGATTTAAACATTATCTAATTATATAGTATATATCAAAATGTCTAACTGTTGCACAAAGTGTGGAGAATTAGTAGATTATCAATTAACTGATAGAACTTATATATATAAATATAAAAGGTATAGGTTCTTTTTTATTTGTAGGGATTGTGAAATTTTATTCTCTAATCTTTTTCAATTGAAAATAAAAGATGATATGGATATTAAATATGATGATTATGATAGTGAAACAGGAATGGGTTTTGATTTAGAAGATTGATAATAAAAAGTAATAGTAGAATTATATCTATAAACATATAAATCTCTATCATTCACATTTTTAGGATTAAATATAAAACGGTGATGACATAGGTTATGTTGGTATAATACACCATTGAATATTTCATTTGGTTTTATTTTTTTTAATATTTTAGATACTAATAGTTTAGAAAATTTGAATTCTGGTATATGTCTGTTATTTACTTCACAATAAATTAATTTAATCATTTATTATTTAATTATATATTTATTTCAACTTAAAGA